CTTCCAGAGAAAATAACTTAGCCTTCTTTTGTGCCATCTTTGTATGCCTTGAATACGTCTGTTGAGAATAGCTTTTGTAAACTCAATAAGTACATCCGTGCAGCACCATTGTCTCCCCCCGACACAGTACGTTTATTGTCTAGGTTGTCAATGATGCGCTTCAGAGACGGCACATCGAACACGAGTGTTGCAAACGTGCTGTCCCCTATACAGAGGTTATGAAACCAGTAGTCTGCCTCTGTCTTATTTATGCCGCTAGGTTTACCGTAGCACTCATACTCAATAGCAATGTTACCAGTACGCACCCACATGTCACGTTCTGATTTGACTTCTATCTTCTTGTCTTGTAACATGTCAGCGACACGTTTCTCGCGTATCTTTCCGTACTGTAAATCTAAGTCAAACTTCTTACGGTCTGATACGCAAGGTTCTATGCTCATAAGAACTTACCTATTAAAGCAAGCACCACCTCGTACGCACCATATAAAAATAATCCGGTAACGCATACCTTTAGAAACTTATTCATGCCATCATCTGACATGCGTTCCCACTCTGGTCTACTCATGCTCTCCCCCTGTACCTCTACCAAGACCGCCAAAATACTGTGGTCTTTTACGTGCAACCTCAAAGGTAGCTACAGTCACTACTATACCAGCTATAAGTATACTATGCAACAGCGCACTTACACCAAATACAGTTATAGAACCAATATACATCGAAAAGATAATACACCACATCCATGCAAGAAGTTGCATAACAAGGTGTCTGGTGTTTGTATCAGGTATGTTACGTAAAGGGTTATGCTCACTATTCATAACCACGTTCCAACTATCGTATATAAATTTATTCATCGTACGGAACTCAAATCTACTATCTCACAAGAATCTGCTGTGCAAGCTAATTCACGTGAACCTGTGGTCGTATCTTCTTTTTCAAACTCAGTTAGCTTGTTCCAATCAAGGCTAACGTAATCGTATGCTTGCTGCCATTCTAAATAATCTTCTCGCTCTATGTCTTGATATGGAGCCTGCTGATAAGTATGCTCACTGTGAGGCAGGAACGAAACACCGGATGCAACATCAAAGTTTTGATACACCCAAGCACCTACATCCATCCACTCTTCTTCCTTAACAGAGATAGTTACAGATGGCTTGTGTTCACACCAATGCAAGGCGTACGTTTTCCACAACTCTAACTGCTCTATGGCAGACATATCTGTACGCAGTACTGCACCTAAAGGTGACTGCATAGCAAAGCTAAACACCGTGGTTGTATCAGGCTTCATAACGTCAGGTTCGTTGTACACTCCTGACTCCTTCATAAATTGAGTAAGAGGGTCAGAGTTACCACCGCGAACAGTCCGAATGTAGTAATCATTGTGACGAGCATGAATACCACTAGCTGCGTCCACCAGTTGTGACACAGTACCCGACGGCTTTACACAAGTGATTGCAGCGGACTGAGGGATTCCAAGCATTTTTGCATACTTGTGATTTGTCTTCACTGCTTCTTCTTTCATCTTTTCTAGCCACCGTTTGCTGTCTACGTTTTTCGACAGAACTGCGTGGTCCATAATACCAGTTAAGGACACGCCTAACAATCTTTCTTCCTCTGTGTTCTTTTTCCATACATTCCTCAAATACTTGAAATCTGTAAGCGTAGACTGTATTGTACCTACAATAGTGGCAATTCTCGTCTTCCTCAGTAAGTCATCAAGGGTATCACTAGCCCTCACGACGACCTCAGAGAGGTTACAAAACTGGTATGGACGCAAAATAATCTCACTACACGGGTTTGTACCCCACGGGTGTCCTGTTTCTCGTCTACCGTTACGTGCAACCTGTTTGTCTGCAGCTTCACGATTAAAGATACCACGTTCACCAGATTTACTATCGTACAACGCAAGCCATTCACGCATAAACGTACCCATCTCAGGCTTGCCTTTGTATGCGACAGAGTTGTTAGCCAAGGCTCTCTGTCCTTCATTCTCCCACCACTGTCCTGCCTTGGCGTGACGCATCTGGTCATCATTTAAATTACTAAGACTAATAAGAGCAGAGCGTCTTACCCCACCTACGACAACAATCTCCCCAATCTTACACATCAAATCATGACACTCAATCGGAAACAGTCTACGGCCTGATGCTTTCTTAAATACTTCTACAGTAAACGTGAACAAGTCCACAAGAGGCTGTGGGCCAGAGGCTCTTCCCCCCATAATCTTTAACCGTTCTCCAGACGCACGAACTTCTGATACATCCCATGTAGGAATTTGTCCTGCGTACAACAGTGCAATCAACTCTCTGTATGCTTTTGCCCATCCCGGTTTGCTATCTGCAACTTTGATAACGGTTTCAGAGTTATTCATTGCGTCACTAACTACAGGCATCTTATCGACGTTACTACGCTCAACAGAAAATCCTACACCAGTGCCACACATAAGGATGTACATGCACTCATCAAACGAACGAGGACTATCTACAGGAATGTACGAACAGTTGTACCCACATACGTTATCTCGTTCTAACGCAGCACCAGATGTCATCATGGCTCTCATGCTTGGCATGACTTCCAAACCTAAAATAGCATCATGTATTTCAGAAAGGTCTTTCTTTGGTATATCAAAGTCGTGTTTGTCTTTAACATGATTTGTCATAAAGTTTGTGTAACGATACACAGTCTCATGCCAATCTTCTCTGCGTTCTTCATCCTCAATCCAACGAGCATATCGTGATTTGTGAATGAATTGTTGATAGGGGGTGGGTAACATATTATTCATCGGTTTTTCTTTCCTTCGGTAAGTATACTGAAACTTCACTTTCACAATTTGGACAGTGTAGGTTTGTGACCATACAGAAGTAATCACTTTCTTCTTCTATGTCGTGGTCACATCCCCAGATTAATTCTGTTTTGCAATGCCAGCAGTTCATTCTGTCTTTTCTTCGATTAGCTTTTCGAGATACCACTGGGCTTTTTTAAGGTCTTGTAGTTTTCCTTTGTATCTGTATCGCCAGACGTACTTGATGATGTTCCCTTGTAAGTATTGTTCAAAGCCTGTACCCGTCGCCGCCCTGATTGCATCAATGCACTCGATACCTGCCTGATTGTAGTGGAAGGGTTTGTCAACCATGTCATAGCCGCTATATGCCTCTTTACCTGCTTGTTCGTTTTCTTCTATCTCTTTCATTATGTTCATGTAACTTGTCACTGCGTCTCTCCAAAGTTTACTTTCACAATGTTGTCTTCTCGCGCAACAATCTTATTTATTGCATCTTCTCCGTTTTTACTTTCAGGTTTAAAGGACTCTGCCATTGCAATAAAGCTGAGACGAGCAATCCCTGCATCCCACACACGGTCAAAATCATTCTCCATTAACTCAATCATACCAGACAACATGACCATACCAGCGGGTACGTTTTCTATATTAAATTCATTTTTTGTTGTGTCGTACGCCGTCATAGAAAACGAATCTTCGTCCTCGTAGTTCATGATTAGATAGTACCTGTCAGGTAACAGACTTGCTGCTTCTACTTTCTTCTTTATATCATCACTCATCGTTGTCTGCCTTTCTTAACCATTCGGCTGGTATGTGTTTCTCTGACCAATCAAATCCATGTCGGATGCACCAATCAGCGTACGTTGTCTTGCTTCCCCTGTATATTTTATTACGACAATTCATAAAAACAAACCTTATGTCAAGTTCAGGATGCTGCTTTTTTATCAGAATCATCTTCACTCTGTCTGGCTTAGACAACTCACCTTTTGCCTCAATGTATATGTCTGTCTCTGGTAAGTAAAAGTCTGGGGTGTACGTTTTTGGGTCAGGTATATACGTTAGTCGTTTTGTTTCGTACTCGAACGGTATGTTCTTTTCTTTCAAACTACGTGCCAAGCTGAGTTCGAACTGTGACCGGTATCCTGATTTTCTGTTTGCAAATTTACGTTTCATATTATTAAATTTATCGAGTTGAGTCTTTGTTTTAGATATCCTGCGAGTTTTGGGGACAGTCTTTGAATAGCATCTAGTTCTTTTGTGAGCGGTGCTAGTGGTACGCAAATGTTTGCTCCCTGATTAGATAGTTGTCGCATCTTTAGTAATTCATTCTCAACGGTACGTGCATCTCGTTCGTACGTTTCTGTACGTAGAAACCCATCGTCAGAGTAATTTTCTCTCAGTGTAATAGGCATACCTTTTTCATGCTGGCGAAGAAATACAACACGTCTTTCTCCCCCTGTACCAGAGTGTGCCTCTATGTACGCATGATGTAAGTCCTCATTCAAAGCCATGAGGTCTATATCGTATTCTCTCATCAAAATGTATGGCATTAGATTTCTTTCTTTTTTAATCTAGTATACCATGTTTTGGGTGGGTTCTTAGCTTGTGAGGTTACTTTTTCTCGTAGGATTGCATCAGGCCAACAATATGCGCGATAACCGCAGAAACCACACACACGAGGTAGTATCTTATTCCCCGTCTTAATAATCTGTCCTTGTCTACGATAAGTTTCGTCCTCTGGTTCAAACTTTACAAATGGTGCGTCAGGGTCATTCAATACCTTTACACGACGCTTTGCTTCTTCCAAATACTTGTGTTTATCTGTATCGTGCCATTCAGGAACAGGCACTTCAAGTATTTCTCCAGATGACTTGTTTACGACTAGCCAACCACCAAACGGCATACCCATTGCCTCACCGTACAGAAAGCCCTGCATGATGTACCCAAACGGGTCTTCATCGAGCAACTTCTCGTACCCGCCAATCCACTTATTCTTAAACGCCCAATCACTGGCAGACTTAATATCCCACACCCTGTCAATGCCCATAGAATCGCGCAGGATGAGGTCAAGCGTACCTCTGACTATGTACCCATCAAGATGTAAAGAACAACGCTCCTGTGCGCCTCTAATGTCCGCACCAGACTCTCGCAATATTAGCATTACTGCTGCTTCAGTCAGGTCACCAAACAGAAAGCGGAACACAGCATTGTACTCCATATCCTCTTTGATACCATCTCTGTCCAGCATTTGCTGACACATGGGACGACCAAGACCAGACATGCGAACGTACCATTCGCGCTTTTCACGTTTTAATTGTTTGGCGGCAGCTTCACGACAGTCTTTTTCAAATTCCTCAAGTGAAGCAGGGGAGACATCAAGTTCCCCCCTGCTTGCTTTATCCAAAAAGTCTTGGATACTAAGCAGCGTCAACATCAGTAAAGTCGTCTGCTAAGTCAAAGTCTCCACCACCCGTCATATTATTTAACTTAGTGGCTTCGCGATTCTGCTCCATCACATAGTTATTATGTGCAGATACAGTCTCAGCAAACATACCCATCAGTTGCTTATCAGCCTCAGTAATTGGTACTTCACCGTGCAAAGTCGGTACAGGAATCCAGTAAGTGACACTGCCCTTCTTTGCCTTTGACGTTGCAAGATTAACCATCTGGCGTTGCATCAGCTTCTTCTGACGGGACAGCCCATCAATAAAGTCACCAATCGGCTTGTACCCC